TTCTGAAGTGTCTGCCAAGTTGATATAGTTATTGGGTTATCCCATTGCTTTGACTTACCATGAACTCTACCAATATAATCCTCTGGTATACCATACTCTATCATATCACCAAAGAATTGTTCTACTAAAGTAATTGTAGGCACAATGATTATAGCATTTTTAACAAATGACTTATCTCTTTCAAGGAGGGTTTTGATTATATAAGAAATGACTAATGACTTACCAGAAGCGGTGGCTGATCTGATTATACCTTTCGTATAATTCAGGCATGCCCGTATACTTTCCTTCTGATAATTGCGTGGATATAGTGATAGATTATATCTTGGTAGGAATTTTGGTCCGTTAAATATTGCTTTTACTTCAGGTTCAACTGTTAACTCATGTCTTGGAAAGTACTTCCTATGTTCTCTAATTAAATCAAACAATAATCCATAAGGCATGGTATTCATAAACTTATGAATCATACAAGTTTTACCGTTCCAGCCACCACTTCTATACTGTGGCATATACTGAAACCCCTCAACGTGTTCAGTAAAAATTTCTTTTATATCATCAAGGTAATTAACATCTTCTGTGTTTATCTTAATCAACATAGGATTATGTTGACTTATATTTACTTCTTCCATTACATAATAATTGGGGGAGTCTTTGCTCCCCCATTCCTAATTACAATTTATGAATAATCTGATTCTTTGTAGTTCTTTCTATCGTCGTCGTCTCTTTCTGGTGCTCTTGTAAGGCCAGGTCTTGTGGTTGTTTTTGTTTCATCTGCTGAGTCATCTGATTCAAGAATATCAAATACTCTTCTGTAAATCAAGGCGCCCTGTCCAGCTAGTGAGTTAGCGTCAGCCGCAACCCTTTGATGATATGTGATTTTATGCCTTAGTGATGTGTTACCTTGTTGCGCTGATTCACCAAAGCCATTACCATAAGTTCCTAATACATCCCATAGAAAATAAGTTCCAACTCCTAACGCTTGTACATCCGCTAGTGATTCTGCTACTGTTAATGCATTAAATGCTGCTAGTTTCATATCTAGTCCTCCTAAATTTAGTCTAACAGTATTTATATTTTTATGACAATCATTTCAAATTCTTCGTAACTATATCAACTACTTTATCACTTAATTCCGTCTGCTCGAGGTTACAAAGATAATGTCCGAACACGTGTATCGCATGATCTTTATAAGAAATATCATCATTTTTCACAAACAATCTAATTAGATTTGGACTAGTGAAATCACATGGCTCACCTTGATAAGTACCAAAAAACTTTGGCACTGGCAACTCATATTTTATACACAGTTCCTCAATCATTCTTGATACATTCTGAAATCTATCTCCTTGTATCCACTTACTCATATACCACTCCTCATAACATCTATAAATGACTTCATTCTCCACCCCTGTTGTTCCAGTCCTTTGTAACATGTTTCAAAAAATCTTACTCTTATTTTTTGCCTAGCTAGTATTCCTTTCATCTGAAGTACCTTAGGATCAGATGGTATACAATACTTTTCTATTTCTGGTTTAGTCCAAGCCTCGTTGTCCTCAAATCTATAGTACTTATACCTTATACCTATCAGCTTATCGTATTTAATTTCCAAGTCATCCATTACTGCTAGTTCTTTATAGTACAGTTCTTTATATTTAACTATCATAAAAGAATTTTCTTCCAGCTTTTGAGTAATATCCAAATCTGAAAACCTTACCAAATCATGTATAGGATGTTCTACTAGCAGTGCTTCTACAATTTTTTCTTCTTCTGTCATTTCATATTCCTTATGAGAGTAATTATATCGTATCAAACATAACTTGTAAATCCAAATAATTTACTTTTTGCTATATTTAGTGTATAATATATGAAAAGGAGTTGGAATGAAAATGAGATTAAATACGGATGCAGTGGTTTGTAAAAAAGGCAGATGGTATGATGGAAGTCTTAGTGGATTCTCTTTTAGAGTTGATAGTAAGATAAAACATGCCAGGGATATAACTCATATAAGTGGTCATGTTTCTTTAAAAGAGTGGTTAAAAATGAAAAACATAGAGGACAGTGATAATAAAATTGCCACCACTCTTATGAAAAATGTGAAAATCTATGCAAGAAAAGAAGAACGCATAAAAGTAAGTGTAGAAATCGGTAAGGGCGTAGAGAAATTATTCATTTATACTGGCAGAGAAGAGTATGATGCCTCAAAATTAGTTCATAACTTCTTATGTGAACAATGTGTATGGACATGCAAACAAGGAAGAAGTGTATCTATATATAGTTGCAAAGCTTTTGATACAAAAATGGAAAAGGAGAAAGTCGGGGGATAATTGGAGAGATTAGATAGTGATTTTCTGGAAAAGTTAATCATTAAAGGGTTAATGACTGACAAGAATTTTCTTGTCTTGATTACAAGTACTTTTGAGCCAAACTATTTCGATGATACATCAGTCAGTCATATTTTTAAATTTTGTAGGGATTATGTAAATGAATATGGAGAAGTCCCACAAAGAGATGCAGTAATTAACTCTTTACCAGATGATTTTGAACAGACAGACATAAGAGAAATTTTTGATGAAATTGATACAATTGATTATGATATAGCAAGAAACTACGACCATTTAATAGACCAAACAAATAACTATTTAAAAGAACAGGCAGTCAAAAATGCTATTATAGAATCAGTTGAAATTGTTGAAGATGTAGAAAGACGTCCGGAAATAAGGGAGAAAATAGAAACTGCTTTAACCAAAGATATTAAAATCGACTTAGGTCTTGACTACTTTGGTGATCTTGGTGATAGGTTAAGGAGAATTTTCACCGCTTCTGATATAAGAATACCAACCTATTATCCACAGTTTGATGAGTACATAAATGGTGGGTTTCCGCCATTTACCTTGTCGGTATTGACAGCCAGGATTCATGGGTTCAAATCGAACACCATGGCAAACTTTGCAGCCAGACAAGTACTTCATGGCCACAATGTAGTCATTATGACTTTAGAAATGGCACAAGATGCTTTTGCACAAAGGTTTGACTCGATATACACCGGACTTGATATAAACAGAATATATGTTTCAAATGGTTACAGGAACCGGCTAACAAGAAAGCTATCAGAAATAAAAGCCTTAGAAGATAGGGGATCGTTATTCATAAAACAATTCCCAACTGGTAATGCTTCTGTATTAGAGTTCACAATTTATCTTCGTGAGTTATTGATAAGGGGAATCAGACCATCAATAATTTATGTTGACTACATCAACCTAATGAAAACGGCATATCAGGTTGAAAGAAATATGTACTCAGCAGTAAAAAGAATTGCTGAGGAATTGAGAGCGCTATCATTTGCATTTGAAATTCCAGTTGTTTCAGTAAGTCAATTAAATAGAGAAGGTTCATTTGTAGGGTTTGAAGAACTTGACTTCACTTATATTGCAGAAAGTTTAGGTCTTCCAGCTACAGCAGATTTCATGGCGATCTTGGGAACGGATGATGACGCGATGACTTACTCAAATGAAATTCTTTACAAGCTAGTTAAGAATAGACTAGGTGGTAGAGTAGGTGAGATAGACAGACTTTATTATGATGCGAGAAGTCTTAGGATGTATGACTCAACTGAATTGGATATGTGGGCAACAGATGCTCAGGAATCAGGTGATGATAGAAACTTAGTACCACCACCAAATCACAGAGAAGAAGCAAATACAAGAAGGAGAGGGAGGTAGAAATGTGGTATGAAGATGTTGGTGTTGGAGAAATATTGGATAATGTTGGTGAAATAATTTACGATCTTCAACCAGAACTTACTGAATTGGTTGAAGAAGGTAATAAAAACAAAGAAATATTGGATAAACTAAAAGAATTTCACAAACACGCAATAGAATTACGTGAATTAGTTTACAAGGAGTTTTATAAAGATGAGTGATTGTTGTACTAAACATGTTTGGAAAAGCACACAATTTAATAAGTCATTTCATAACTATGAATAATGCGGAGAATGTGGTATTACAAGAGGAAATGATTCGAACACAATTAAATTCAAAAAGATGGCCGATGATGCCGTTATACCACAGTATATGACAGAGGGCTCCGTTGGATTTGATATATATGCTTATAATGAATTTACATTAAAACCAACAGTATCAGGAATGGTATCAACTGCATTACAGGTAGAAATACCAAAAAATTCAGAATTGACTATAAGACAAAGAAGTGGTTTATCAAAAACATTTCCAAATTACATAGCGATAGGAATTGGGACCATTGACACAGATTACAGGGGACAAATATTAATACCTGTTATTAATAATTCAACAATTGACTTCATTATTTCTAAAGGAATGAGAATAGCTCAAGGAATAGTAAGCCCTATAATAAGATGTGTTATTGAAGAAGTAGATAAGCTAAGTGAAACTGATAGAGGGGAAGGAGGCTTTGGTTCGACAGGTGGAGTTACTAAGTAATAAACAAATGAGGATGCTGGAGTTATTGGATGGAATGATAAGCCAGTGTACTGAATGTGAACTACATACAGGTGGCCGAGTTAAACCGTACTGGACACCTATGTCCACATTAGCCGCTTTAGGAGAAGCACCGGGAAAAGATGAAGTAGAACAAAATGAACCATTTGTAGGCAAGGCCGGAGAAATACTTGGCACAGCTATGATAAAACAAGGATTTAGAAAAGAGCACTTCTTAGTAATAAATTCAGTTAATTGTAGACCAGTTGAAGGCAGTGCAAATGGAAAACCAACAATAAACCAAATTAAAACATGTCACCAATGGGTAAGAAAATATATTAAAGTAGTCAGCCCAGAAAAAATGATTGCTTTTGGAAATTTTGCCAGAGGTTCTTTAAATGGCTCTTATCAAGGTATAGTAAAATATAATGGATGGATAGAAACACTTAGCGCATATCAAATGTATGTGGTAATGAGTGTTCATCCTGCATACTGCATATATCAGAAAGAAGCAGGTATAAAATTACTAGAAGAAAGTATTGCCAAATTTAAAGATGTAAGACCATATCAACACTAACGGGGGGAGTATTGTTTAAAAATAGTTATTATGATACAAGAAATTCTACCATTCACTTATGGGAACAATTGGATGGAGAAGATTTATATACAAAAATAAATTGGGTTCCTTATGTATATGTTCCAGCTAGAGGACGACCAAAGGAAGCCGACACAATAGATGGATCACCAGTAATTAAAAAAGAATTTAGAAGCTACTTTGAATACTATGCTTATCAAAAAGATAGCATGGAAGTATATGAAAATAAAGTAAGACCTGATGTACAGTTCTTGGCTGAAAGGTACTATGATATTCCAGATGATGAAATGCCAGTACCAAATCTTAAAGTATATTATATAGACATTGAAGTAATACCGGAGAAAGGATTTCCAGATACACTTGATCCAAAAGACCCAGTAGTACTTGCATCAATAAGAAATAATAAAGATCATAAGACCATCACATTTGGAACCAAACACTATACTGGTAATATGAAAGATATTATATTTGTGTATTGTGAAACAGAACAAGATTTACTTCGTAAGTTATTCACTTATATGCACAAATATCCATGTGATATTCTAAGTGGTTGGAATATATGGAGTTTTGACTTACCATATCTTATCAATAGGTCTAAGAATTTATTTGGAGACGCCTCACCACATAACTTAATGTCACCGATTGGTGTAGTCAAAACATGGAAACAAAAACATAGTGAAGAAATAAACATAGATATTGC